TAGAAGAAGAGTACCGCCGTGCGCAGCGCGCTGCCGTTGCCGATCAGGTGCGTGTCCACGATGTGCCCAACGCCGACCAGCACGAAGATCAGTACCTTTTTGGCGATGCCCCGAAAGCCGACCGCGCTGGAGAGCGTCCTGTCCGCGATGGCGCACATCACGCCCGTCACGTAGTCGGCCGCCATCAAGGCAATCAGCGCATAAAGCAGACCGTCGAAACCTCCGACAAACCAACCGAGAAACCCACCCACGGCTACCAACGCTGCTTGAATCCAAGCCCACATTTCCTTCATAAATAGTCCTCCCTGTTTGTTTTTATATGATGAAGCGCCTCTGCTTTCACAGAGGCGCGAATCGGGAACCGTTATAACTCAAGGAGAAGCGTTTGCAGTTGCTGCATCACGGCCGCCTGCGGTCTGCCAGACGTGATGGGGATCCATGACGGATCTGGCAATTTGCCTGTCCACGCCAGATCAAAAACGTTGATGGTATCCACCACCTGCTCGATCGCCTTGCGAAGCTCCAACACATGAAACGGCCAACTTTTCACATAGGTTTTACCTGCAATCACGTCCTCCGACCAACTGACTGCCGACATGCCATAAAAATCACGGATGTTGTTGATGGCGATTCGCAGACTTCTCATATGCGTTGCCTTCACCTTTGTCATATTGGTCACAATTGCCTCAAAGGGCGAGGTCATCACCGTAAAGGTTCGCACGATCTCAGGGCTAACTGCTTCCGAACCGCTGTCCACACTGCGGAAGGTGATCGTGTAGCTACCGGGCACAAGAGCGGCAGGCGTGTAGACGGTCGGCATCCCGTTGGCCAGATACCCACCGGCAGAGAACCGCTCCGGGTTGGCGACCGAATCCTCCCAATCTGCCGTGCCGATCTTCACGCACCCCTTTTGTGTACCCCCACCAAATCTCGCGCCGGTCGTGATCAAGAAACGCGGCGTGGATGAATAAGTCTGGCTTGCTGCTTTTGGCGCGGTGACCACCGGCGCGATTGGCGGACTGATCTTGCGTACCACGTTGCTGACTGCATAAGCGGAGATGGCATTGAGCGTATCCGTAACACTCAAACGATACCGTGTGGACATGCCAGAAACATTGGATGGCGTGGCCTCATAGGTGCCAGATGTCGCGCTGGTTGTGATGGTCGTGAGTGCCTCATACGCGCCCCAAGTCACGCCATCCACGGAGGTTGCTTGCTGGATCACCACCTGCCTGATCGCGCTGGTACCGGCAACAATAGCGCTCCAAACGAGGGTGATCAGGCTCGAATCGTACACAGCAGGTGAAGCCGTAAACACCGTCGGCGCGGTAGGCGGGATGTTGCGCCGTACGCTATTGCTAGATGCCAGCCAGCCCGAGTAATAGGTTTCTCCAGCCGTGCCTTGAATGCGGAGCCGGAATCGGCGGTATACGCCCGCTGTGGCGGAGGGATTCACGCTCAGGCTTCCACTGGTGGCGGTGTTGCTCAGGACTGTCAGCGCCGTCCAAACGCCCCAGGAAGAGCCGTCTGTCGAATCGCTATACTGCAGTTCATACGAGGTAATCGTGTTGCCCGCGCCATGGGTCGCCCCGCTCCATGAAAGCGTCACCGCGCCTTCGGTCATTATGGCACTGAGTGAGAAAGCGGTCGGCAATCCGCATGAGGTGATCGAGCAAAGGATACTCGCACTGACCATGATATCCGAGACGACATCCAGCGCGTCGATCGTCGTGACCCCAAACTGCGTATACGTTCCAATGACCCGCGATACCGTAGGCGTGTAGCTTCCACTACCTGCCGTTTGCATCAGCGTCGTTAGTGTCGTCCACGCGCCCCAGGTGGCATTGTCCGTGGAGGTACGGCTGGCGATCGTGAAGCCCTTGATCGCACTGGTGTCCCCAGCTGCGCCACTCCACGTGAGCGAAATCGCTTCTGTGCTGTATACGGCAGGCATAGCGGTCACGGCGATAGGCGCTGTGGGCAGCGTGTTTCGGCGTACCGAGTTAGTGGATGCCTTCCAGCCGGAATAGTAACTCGCTCCCGCCGATCCACAGGTACGTACCTGAAAGCGTCGGTAATTTCCGCGTGTGGAAGAGGGCGCGACCGACACATTGTCGCTAGTGGCGGTGGTTGGCACGGTGGTCAACGCCGTCCATGCGCCCCATGAGGCGTTGTCACTGGATTCGCTGTACTGGATCTCATACGAGGAAATCGCATTGTTGGTACCGCTGGTCGCCCCGCTCCATGAGAGCGTCACATTGCCCTCAGACAGCGTGCTGCTGACGGCGCAAGCGGTCGGCGCCGTACACGCTGTTGGATTGCTCTCATAATTGAGTGTCAGTGTCCCGGAAATGCCGCTACGCAGATTCAGGATATTTCCGGAGCCGGAGGAACTTCTTCGCAGGGTAAACGATACGGTGCCACTCCCGGCCGTCAGCAAAGCATTGCTGTACCCGCTCAGCGATACCGTGTCCGAGTGCGTGGAACTGTTGGAGGAAAAGGTTCCGGTCGATCCGGAGCCCGAACCCAGCGAAAAATCCAGACACCCGACGCTGGAGTACGTTCGGATACTGCTCAGGTACAGCGTGCCGGAGGTAATATACGCCCCTGATACAGTGGCACCCGATGCGGTTGCGGTGAAGGAAGTCCCGGCCGCCATATCCGTATTGGTTTTGGTAAAACTGCTTAGTGAATAGGAAATCGATGGCATTCGCTCACCCCTTATTCATACACGGCGGTCACCAGTGAGTTAACCAACCCGCAAAGCGCCGTATTCAGGCGCGTATCGGCGACATTAAGCGCCATGACTGCCACAGAACCTTTCAGCACCACAATTTCCGCAATCCCAAGTTCATAGGTATCGTTGCTTCGGGTCAGCGCGGGTGCTACAGGGATCTCTGCAGGTATGCCTGTCAGCACCGCGAGATAGATACGCCGCTCCACGGCGCTGAAGCGCACGACAATCCTGTCGATGCGCGGATTCACACCACTGGCTGTGGCGAGGTTCAGTTCCAACACATCTGTGTTTACATAGGAATATCCGTTGATCCACGCGCTTCCAGCCGCGACGCTGACCGCCATTCCGCTCCCCGGCGTGACCTGCAGGTTGGTGGCGACAGCGAAGAATATTCCGTTGCTGACTAGTTTACCGAAATAGGCGGCGAAATCCGTGGCGCTGTAGACCCGATCGCCGCCGGAGGAATTGAAAAACCCGCTCTTTTCCATGATCTCAGCCGCCTTTCAGTTTTTGGAGAAGCGATAACGCACCTTTGCCGAACACGATGTTGAGGGTCTGTCCGCTCGCGTCGTAGCTTTCTTCGATCTCCGTGATGCGTGCCAACAAAGTCACGCCCCACTTCTTGGAGAACACTGTCACTATTTGCCCCAAGTCAAAATCGACCTTGTAGCGCATGTTCCCGTGCGGATTGACCTCCGCATCAAAGGAACGCGCTATGGATAGCTCAGACAGCTTGTTTTGCCCGCGATACATTAGCACGGAAGGATACCCTGTGCCAAAATCCTCCTGCCGCAGGTCTTTGGCGTCGACAAAGACTTCCCGCCGGGCTTCACCTGCCATATCTGAGATGGATGCCAGTACGCGTGACACACCATCTCCCTCCCCACCGATGAGTGCCGTATTGGCATAATCCATGGCGCTCTGAGTGTAAATTTGTGTTGTCAGATTCTCATATTCACGGGAGAACACTGCCTGCGAAATCATGCCGACATAGAGAGTGACAGTCAGGGTTCCAGACGAAGGGTCAAACACCGTCTTGATGCCCCTGTCGGAAGCATCACAAAGCCCCGTAACGGTATCCAGAAGGTTTTTGTAGGATACCTGTGTTTTAACCGTTACGCCAAGGGCAGGCGATGTGTATACAATCCCAGTAATCTGCCGATTGCTGTCGGTTGGCGAAATCAAGTGGTTATTCACCAATTGCGCTACGCATACCGACAAATCCCCACTAAGTGTTTCCGTACCCCAGATGATGCGACGTGCTAGAAAGCTGGTCGCAAACCGCCCGCTGACCGTGATCGTTTCCTTGTCCGCCTGACTCATTTCCAGATGCTCAATGATCCCAACTTCCTCATCGTCGCTTTTCCAGAGGAGATTACCCAACATTAAAAGGGCAATGTTGTCCGCTGTGGCGATGGCCTTGAGTTCAAAGGATCCGCATAGAGAATACCGACGAACCCAGCGCAGATATTCAAAGGATTCTACAACACCTGCCAGTTGGCGTGTGTTTCCATACACATACAGTTCCACGCTACACCCCCAGAAACTTAGGCCGATACAGGATGGTCACTTCAAGCAGATCCATATTCTCAGCGGCGTTATAGCGAAGCAGATTGCGCCGCGGTTCCAGCTGTAGAAACACAGAACTAGTGTCCAATAGCGAAAAGGCGTTGCTTTCCGCTTGACCAAGGATGCGCGTTACCCTTTTTCCAGCAAAATGCGTATACACATGCAGTTCTTCACCAGATTCCATGACCGTGTTCAGGCGAAGCACATCCCCGGTATCAAGGCTCATGAGTTCCGGGTTGGTCACGCTGCCAAGCGCCCGAAAGACGATATGGCAACCACAGGCGACGTCGCCGATATTGTCCACCGTGATGATCTGGCTGGGCTGGCGGATTCCGAATTCTAACCCCGTGCTTAGCACTTCCAACGGAAAGAAGAGGAGTGGCGACCACATGGCCAATTCCTCCCATATATCCTCCAAGGCCTCAAAGAAAGGCGAAGGGCACAGGAGGCTGATGAAGAAATTCGGCGCGCGCTCACGGGATGAAGCGGTGAAGCCCGCCTCCTCGACTACACAGGCAATTTGTCGGTTGCGGTAGATGAGCGTTCCATGCAGTTTAGGCGTAAACACCCGCAGGAAGCGCCGCCGTTGGTCATACGTCTCTGCGATTGTTGGGGTAACAACCGAACCCTCTAGTGTGATGTTGCGCATGTCCATGGCGGACGAGATGAAAAAAGCGCCGTCCTGATCCGGCGCTTTGAAGGTATTTACCGTCTGGCGCACTTTACCGGCACCGTCCACCCGTGTCAGGAAGAAGGGACGGGTCTGCCGAAGGATGACACTTTCGCCGTTTGCATTCGTATAAGTCAGTTCCAACGCCGCACCTCCTCAGTATTCGAGTGCCAATTTCCGGGACAAGTTCTTAAACTCGCGAGCGATCTCTTTCTCCGAGAGCGCTTTGGGAGACATCACCGAGATGTTCTGCGTGATGCTGGTGCCTGCAGTTCCCGTGCCGGAGCCATATCCGTTCACCCTTGCGTTCATGTCAAAGCTCGTGGGGATGGCGTTTTGCATATCCCTGGCTACACCGGCCATCGCCTCTTCGAAGCCGACCCCAATGCCTTCGCCCATGTTGCGGCCAAGCCCGGCGAACAACGTCGAGGGCGAATGGATGCCAAAGAAGTTCTTGATGCTGTCCACCACGCCGCCAAAGAAGCCGGAAATCTTGTCACGTAGCCACGCGCCCGCGTCGTTGATGCCCTGCCACAGCCCCTGGATGAGGTTCGCGCCTACCTTGGCAAACTGCCCGATGGAACCAGTAAACGCGCTGACTAACCCCGAGACGATCTGCGGAACGGCTTTCACTACCTCGATGATGATAGTCGGCAGGTTCTGAATCAGGGCAATAAACAGCTGCACACCCGCCAGAATAATCTTGTCGATGTTTCCCACAAACGCACCGGTCAGCGCGCCCACGATCTGGGGTACCGCCGTGACCACGGTCGTGATGATCTGCGGCAAGGCCTGGATCAAGGCGACCAGCAGCTTGACGCCTGCGTCGATGATGAGCGGGATGGCGGTAATGACCGCGTTAATAATGCTGCTGATGATCTGTGGAATCGCCTTGACAATAGCCGCGATGATCGTCGGCAGCGCCGTCACTAGCGCGGTCAGGAGCTGGATGCCCGCCTGAATGATCTGCGGGATGGACTGAATCAGGAAATTAACCAGCGCGTCGATGATGGCGGGCAGCGCGTCGATCAGCTGTGGAATGGCATTGAGCAACCCTTGCGCAAACCCCAGAATCAGTTGCAGAGCCGCGTCCAGCAGCAACGGCAGCTGTTCCAGCAACCCCTGCACGATGGTCATGATGGCGGTCACGGCGGCAGGGATGAGCGTGGGCAGCACCAGTCCGATACCCTCCACCAGCGCGGTGACCAGCTGCACTGCCGCCGCGACCAGCAGCGGTAGGTTTTCGATCAGTGCGCCTGTGATCGTCATAACCGCGCTCACCGCTGCCGGGATCAGTTCCGGCAGCATGCTCAGAAGCGTTTCCAGCACTTGTGTGAACAGGGAAGTGACAGTCTCGAGCAGCATCGGCAGCAGATCCCCGATGGTCGTAAGGATGGCGCCGGTCGCGATAGGCAACGCGCTCACGACGTTCTCCAACACCGGCACGATGTTTTGCACGACCGCTTGAAACGCGTCCACCAGATTCTGCGTCAGATTGGTCATGTCGGCGTTCGCGTTGCCAAGGCCTGCCGTGAAGGAACCCAGCGCGGCTTTCATGAGCCCCAGCGAGCCGGAAATAGTCTGCGTGGATTCCCGTGCGAAGATGCCTGCGTACTGCTCTGTGTTCTCGAAGAACATCTGCATGGCCAGTTCAGCCTTTTCTGAGTTGCTGGCAGACGCCCAGGTGAAATCCAGCCCTTTGGCGAGCGCGTACGCTTCAAGCGTGGTGGCGTTCATGGACACGCCAAGGTTATCCATCATGGTGAAGTTGCCCTTGGCAGCGCCAGCGACGGAATCAAGCGCCATCTGCATGTCGATGCCCATGACGGAAGCCATGTCCGCAGCGCGCTGCATGGCCTTTTCGGTTAGCTCCAGGCTTTTTTGCTGCTCGACGCCGGAACCCTGAAACAGCGCGCCCATTTTATTGGCGGTGGCGAGGTACTGGCTCTGGGACACGCCGAGGTTTTTTTAGGCTTCCTCACCTGTCCGTTGGATGGAGTCAGCATACTTGCCAAACACAGCTTCCGAGCCGCCGAGGTTCTGCTCCAGCTCGCCGAACTGTTGCACGACTTCCTTGCCGAGCTTGATGGCGGCTGCTCCGGCAGCGGCGACTACGGTACCCATCGCCTTGCCGATGCCGCTTAGGATGCTGCCGAGCTTTTCAAACTTGCCGCCAGCCTTCTCGGCGTTTTCGCCTGAACCCACGATCTGCTTACCCAGATCGTCAGCGTCCTCAGACGATTCTTCCAACTCGCGCTTCATGCCGTTAAGTTCAGCCTGCGCTTTATTAAGCTGTATCTGCCAATTCTGAGTGCGACGGTCATTTTCGCCAAAAGAAGAAGCCGCGTTGTCCAGCGCGGCTTTGAGGGTGGTGATCCTCTCTTTTTGGGCTTCGATTTCCTTGTTGAGGACGGCGTTACGGGAAGTGACGGCCTGAATGGACTTGTCGTTTTTCTCAAACTGGCTGGTTGCCAGTGCCATTTCTCTGCCCAGCACCTTGAAGCTCTGGTTGATATCGGATAACGCCTGCTTGAACTCGCGCTCGCCTTCTACACCAATCTTGAGACCAAATTCAGAAATACCGTCACCTCCTGTCAGATACCCGGCGGGATGATATCGTCTATCGTCCAGTTGCGCTTGGGCTTCTCAAGACCCAGAAACTGCTTGTGACAGCACCATAAATCGAAGAACAGCCCGATGGGCATGAGCCAGAAATCCTCTGCGCGCATGCCCATTGGTACTGTGGCAAAATAGTAAAGTCGGGTAAAGACCTCCTCGTCCGTTACCCGACTGCCACGTTTTTTAAGCTTTCTTCCTCGCTTTCGATATTGCGCTTGGTACCCCGGAACATGGCTTCCGTGATCGCTTCCTTGTACGCGGCCAGATCCAGCGGGGAAGTGAGCAATTCGACATCCGCTTCCGTCAGCAGCGACTCCGGCACTTCCTTGTTTTTTAGATTGCGCACCAGAATGGCCTGATTGGCCAGCAATGTGAGCAGCCACACGACCTCATCCAGCGCTAGCTCAAAGTTTTCCGACTTCATGAGCTTTTCTCCGAGGTTTTCCAATCCGCCGTACCTACGGGCGATTTCTTTGGTCGCGCGGGTGGTGAGAATCAGTTCATAGGGTTGGCCGCCAATCACAATGCTGGCGCTGCGATCCGTATCCATGGCTCAATTCCTCCTGTAAAGTCTTATTCGCCGCCGGAAACCGTGTATACCGGCTCATAGACTTGGCCAAACCAGCCTGTGACCGTAGCGGTAGCCACACCGGCCGCGCCTTCGGTCACTTCGGCCTTCCAAGGATGCTTGCCCAGACCGTCGAGCTTGTTGCGCCGGAGCACCGTGCCCTCGATCGTAGGCGTGGAGAAGGTGATGGATTCGCCCTTGGTTTGCAGGTTGGTGGCGGGGATGTCAAACTTCACCTTGTAAAGCCAAAAGTATCGGTACTTACCGTCCGGTTTGAGCGCGCGAAACCCAACGGCCACCGGCACGCCCGCGTTTTCGCTTGCGGAGACGAGCACGCCGTTGTCATCCGCCACCGCGCCGGTCAGGTCGCGTGCTGCGGCGACGCCGATATCGTCCACACCCAGCGAGAGGGTGCCCGATTTGAAATCCTTGATCACCTCGGCGGCGCCATCATCGGCATAGAGTACTGCCTCCGCTAGCTCAATGGAAAGCTCCGCTTTCATGGCTTTGGCCAGCGGCGCGGGTACGCCGTAGGTTTCCTCACCGTCCGACGCTTCGGTGATCTTTGCGTAAAACATTCGATCCAAGCCAATCGTGGCCAATATTTATCCCTCCAGTTCATAATGTCTTGCCGTGTCGAGGGCGAAGTGGTGATAACCGGAATCATCCTAGTGCCCGACATAGCGGCGGTCGGTTATGGTGATACCTGCTGCCAGAAGCGCTTTCTCGATCTGCCGCTTGAGCGGACGGTAATTGCCTTGGGAAAACAGCGACAACCGCGCTTCCTGCATCTCGTACTGGGGATAGTCCCCGGCATACAAGGCAAACGTGTCCGTAAGTGGGGTAATGACAACATAGGTTTCAGGTGCTTTGCCAGTGAAAACGCCGGTTTCCACCGGAATATGGAGATCACCCAGAAGGGTATTCAATTCCGAAAGTAAGCTCATATCTGCCGCAATTCCTCCTCCAACTTGTCGATCATAGCCTTTTCACAGGCACTTTTCGAAGCGGATTTTGCTGGTTTCAGGAAAGGCCGCGCAGGTTGGCCATGCTTTCCATATTCTAGGATATTAGCCAGTTTGGCATTGCTACCTCCATCGCCGCGCGGTTCTGCGAAGCCGACTTTCACGTTATAATCCCCGTTACGGTCCTGTCTGGCCTTGGATAGCCCGATCGAGCGGAGCAATTCGCCCGTGCTCTTGGAGCGGCGTTTTGTAGCCCTGCCGATCACCGCCTGCAGGTTGCTTTTCACCTTCTGAAGCACCACATTGCCTCCGGCTTCAAGCACTTTTGGCACGATATCATCTGTTTTGCTTTCCAAGCGGCTGATTTTCAAGAGAAATTCTTCAGGCATTTTGACAATCGCCTTTGCCATCAGGATTACTTCACCGTCGGTTCCAGCTTTTCAGCTAGTACCTCGACATACAGGCCGCGCCCGCGCACATTCTCCACGCTGAGAATCCGGTACCGTCCCGTATCACAGACCAGCATCATATCGGTCGTGATCGTGAGCGTAGGGTTCTTGCGGAAACGGAAAAGCGCGCTGGCGTTGGGAAAGGCGGCGCGGTTTGCCCAGCTTTCGTTGCCATGCTTTTCTTCCCGGTAAGCACGCACGGTCGCCAGAATGGTATCACCGCTTAAGACAAAGCCTTCCGCGTCCTTTACCGGCGCGGTCCTAACAGTATCCACCAGCGTATTCATCTTGCCAAAGCTCATGGTCACACCCTCCAGTTCCGATCCAGCCGCAACAGCAGATTGACCGTATTCCAGACCTGCTGTCCCGCTTGAACGCTATCCGCAAAGAAACCCGCCGTCGAGCCATCCCGGCTTTCATAGAAATGGCTCGACAGCATGATCACAGCCTGTTCGGTGGTGGGCGGGAAGCGGGACGTTTCACCCGATTCGCCTTCGGCTGCCATTTCCAAATAGGTACCCACAGGCAAATGCTGGTAGCTCTCGGCGTAGGCGACAGCAGCGCGGATGAGACTTCTGAGGAGGTCGTCATCCGCGCCATGCTCCAGAATGAGGTTCGCTTTCACCTTGGGCAAAAGCGTATCCACGATGCTCATGCCGTCTCTCCTTTACGAAGCCTTCTGCTGGAGCACCTTGACCGCTTCGGGCAGGATCAGCTTGCCGTCCACGCGCTGGGAGGCGATGAAGCCGACCTGACCTGTCGCGACGAACAGCTCGTTGAGACGCTTGAACGAGCGTCCCTGACGGTCGGCGACCCAGTAGTAGCTGAAATCCCCGAAGGCAACCGTCCTCGCGCCTGCGGCAATAGTGGGCACATAGCCCGAGGTGTACACAGGGCGGTTGAGGAGCGTATCCGGCGTGCCTGCCGTCAGGGAGGGTTGCCAGAGATATTGGCCGCTCGCGTCCTTGAGCTTGCGAAGCGCCTTGACGGTCAGGTCGTTCATGAGGAAAACCGCCTTCTTGCGGTAGGGAGATTTAAGGGCGTAGAACAGATCCATGATCTCGTCGGTGGTGAGCGCGGTGGCGGATGCCGCCCTTACGCCCAGCTGCGCACCGCCGGTTTCGGCGAGCACACCGACGGGCTTGCCAATGCCGTCGCCGGTGAAGAACGCTTCCTCTTCCTTGGCGCCGATGCGGCGGGCAAACTCGGAGGAGATATAGCTCTCCACACCAAACACAGAGTCGTTGTGCAGTTCCTCGCTCACCTTAAGCATCGTGGCCAGTTTGTGCGCGCCGATCGTCACCTGCGCGAAGGAATCGTCGCTCTCGGGGAAGGCGGCTTCCTCCTCGCTCCAGGCAGCCGTGCCCTTGGTCGCGACCACCGGGATCTTCCGGTCGCCGGAGCCGGTATTGACCACGCTGGCTAAGGTACGGAAAAGGTTCTGCTCCTCCAAGCCCTGGATGAGCTGCTTTTCAAACTCGTCAGGCACGAGATATCCGCCTTCGGAATCCGTGCCGATCTGCAGTGCGTCCAGCACCTCGAACTTGGGTTTTGGCGTGCGCATCGCGTTCCAGAACGCGCGCCGATACTCGGCGGACGCGCGGCCGGTCTTTTCCTCCGAAGGCTTGGCTGGATTGTTCGCGATGGGCTGCGCCGTCGCGCGGGACAGCTCCGCGTCAATAGCCGACTGGCGTTCCAGCCGGTCGATTTCCTTGCCGAGGCTGACCACGTCGGCTTCCATTTTCTCATAGGTGGCGACATCATCTGCGGAGAGCAGACCGTCGGTGCCGCGCTTGGTATCCAGAAACGCCTTGGCGGCGTCCCACGCCTTAGCGCGTTTTTCGCGCAGGGTAAGGATTTGATTCATGATTCTTCCTCCAATCATAGGCCTGTTGCCGTAGAAAACAGGTGAAGCCTGTCTCCTTAATGCTGCAAAAGCGCCAGCCTCATATCGAGGTCTGACGCTTTTGTCCTGGGCTGTTCTGGTGTGGCGGGGGGGGTTTGAGAACCTTGGCGCGGAGCTTATCCAGCAGGCTGTTGGTGACCGCCCTGCGAGAGAATACGAAGCTGTTCTCCGCAGGTTCCGTGTGTGAAGCAGGCTGGAACATGATCTCATCACAGAAACCCAGTTCCAGCACCTTGTTGGCGTTCATCCAGGTTTCCGCATCCATGAGATTGGAGAGCTTTGTGCGGGACAGACCTGTCTTGATCTCATAGGCGTTCACGATGGACTCTTTTACCTCATCCAGCAGTTGAATCGCCTTGCGCATCTCCTCGCTGTCACCCATGGCCACCGTGAGGGGGTTATGGATCATGAGAAGCGAGGTCGGAGACATGAGCACGCGCGTGCCCGCCATGGCGATCACCGAAGCCGCGCTGGCGGCGATACCGTCGATCTTCACGGTCACGTCATGGGGATAGTCCATGAGCATGTTGTAGATCTGAGCCGCCGCAACGCAGTCGCCGCCCGGACTGTTGATCCAGACCATGATCGGCCCGCTGCCGGAAGTAAGATCAGCCTTGAAGGCGGCTGGCGTGACCTCATCTGAAAACCAACTTTCTTCCGCGATGACGCCGCTTAAATAGAGTGTGCGGGATTCTTGTTCGGTTTCATCCCGAACCCAGTTCCAGAAAGGCTTCTTTTGCATGGGATTCCTCCTTGCTTGATCGTTGTGAGGGTTGTGTTGCGGGGCTTGCTGGGCCCGCGAAAGCGCCAGCATCTGCCAGTTTGGTCATGTTCCCGTTGATGAGGAACAAATCCCCACCCTCGGCAGCAGGGATGCGGTTCATGTCCTCCAGCTCGCGGATATCGTTGGCGGATAGCCATCCGTTCTGCCTGCCGGTTGCGTAGCCGGTCATGCGGCTGGCATAATCGCCGCGCAGCAAGCCGTCCAGATTGAAGCGGATGAAGAGCTCGCTTTTTTCGGAGGGCAGCAGTAACGCCTGACAGAGCGACTGTTCCCAACGCACCACCCAGGGGTCGAGCGTGTATTTGACGAATTCGAGGGACTGCTGTTAGATATTCGAAAAGGACGATTTTTCCAGGTCGCCAACCATATGGGGCGGCACGCGGAAGATGCGGGCGATCTCGTCGATCTGAAACTTACGCGTTTCCAAAAACTGGGCTTGTTCTGGCGGGATGCCGATGGCCTGAAACTTTATGCCTTCTTCCAAAACCGCCACGCGATGGGCATTCCCGCTTCCCTGATACGCCGCGTTCCAGCTGTCCTTGACCCGTTGCACATCCTTAATGACCCCTGGATGCTCCAGCACGCCGCCGGGATTGGCGCCGTTGGCAAAGAAACGCGCGCCATATTCCTCGGTCGCCAGCGCCATTCCGATAGCATTCTTCGCCATGGCGATCGGACTGTAGCCAACGAGGCCGTCAAAACCCAAGCCGGGGATATGGAGCACTTCGTCCCTGCGGAGGGTGACATATCCACCCTTGGGTTTCAGTCCACTTTCATCTGTATCCCGGTAGTAGGTATAAAGGAGTTGGCCGTTTGCCGAGCGACTGACCTCCATCTTGCTGGGGAGCAGCGGGTACAGCGCGATGGGTTGCCCCCGTCCGTTTCGGATGATCTGGGCATAAGCGTTGCCCCAAAGTAAAAGATGGCTCATGAGGGTTTCGCGGAACACGAAAGACGTCATCTCAGGATTCGGCTCGTTGTGGAGCAGAGAGTACAGCGGATGCTGAGGGAAGCGTTCCTTCCCGCCGTCCATCCGATGCCGGTACACATGCAGCGGCAGCCCGGCGATGGCCTCCGAGAGGATGCGCACGCACGCGTATACCGCTGTGGTCTGCATGGCGGTGCGCTCGTTGACCGTCATTCCGGCAGTCGTACCGCCAAACAGAAAGAAGAACACGCTCCCTACGCGGTTTTGGGGTTTGTCGCGGGAATGGAACAGGCCGTTGAAAATACCCAAGCGTGCTACCTCCATGGCAATAAAATAAGGACGATCTTTCGATCATTCTCTCAAGAAATGCTTATCCTGTAAGCCTAATCGTGGCTGC